ACTTCCTTACTTTAGGTGACTTGTACATCCTATTACGAATGACTAAACCATCCTTCTTAACTTCTTTATGAGGACTATCTAATGGCTCTACATCAGGTAGATCATCAATAGCACGTTGTAACATTGCAGAGATGTCATCAATTAAGTCACGCATAACTAAAAAAGAATTCTTTAATCAATTGATCAGACTCTTCCTTACCGAAAGCACTCCCCAAATATCCTGAGATAGGATCTAACCTTATCATATAGGAATCAAAGTCTTTATAAAGTGTTGTATCTTCTCCCGTAGGTTTTGCTTCCTCTATCATCTCTTTATAGAGTGACAGATAGTACTTGAACGTAGGTAAATAGGTATCAACCATATCCATCTCACAATATCTCACAAAGATATTATCAGAGAAATGATTACCTGGCTCAAAGAAACGATAGGTCTCTGTTGTCTTAGGTAGAGGTGGTACCTGTAATAGGAAATTCTCTACTGGGTGTTGGAAGTCAAATACTATGATGCATTTCTTCTCACTAAAGCCCATGAGATCCATCCCAAAACAAGGTACGTTATGTCCTGTCTTAGGATAGATTATATTGTTATGAATATTGAGTTTCTTCTTATCCCAGATATCTACATGTCTGGATTTAATGAAGTACTTACCAGAGTATAAGTCAGCAGTTAATTTAGTACCTTTCTTATTCTCCCAATCAGCATGTTGCTTCTCAAACTTCAGGTCAGGGAAGGTGTCAAAGACTGCCTTCCTATAACCTGACCATAAATCTATCATAAATTTTCTTCTTGATCTGTAATAAGTACTAGATCTGATGTTGGTCTACCAACACATGTTAGCACATATCCTGCTTCAACTTGATCATCATCTAAAAAGAATTGATCTTCTTGGTCTACTGTACCTTCTTCGATCTTCATACAACACGAAGAGCAAGCACCAGCACGACATGAATAGTTATGATCTAAACCTGCCTCCTCTAGTGCATCTAGTATAGTAGTATCCTCATCGCACTCGAAAGTGTTAGTTTCACCTGCGGGTGTCTTAAGTGTTATGCTAGCCATTTATATTATACAAGGCAATGTTATTTATTCTACATGAATAATGCCTTTCATGCCAGCCCCCTCATGAGGTGCACACTTAAAGTTATAGTCTCCTGACTCAGCAAACACAATCTCTTGTGTTTCACCAGGACTAAACATCAATGATTCTCTTGATAGATCTGCTCTACCATCTACAATGATGTTGTGAGGGGGTAATGCGTTATTAATAAAGGTAACTGTGTCACCAGCAGCAACGCTGACTTCACTTGGTTCAAATACTAGGTTACCTTCATAACCCATCTGTATATCAACAGCGTACGCTTTTGCTGCTAATGTCATTGATAGAAAGAGTGAAGTAAGCATGACAGTAAGTCTGCTCATCCACCACATTATTTCGTGTTTCATGATCTTGTCGCATAGTCAATAAAATGAGGATGCTCCCTTAATCCAGGGACATCCTCCTTGCTGTTTTGTATTGCTTCGTATGCGTCTACTGCATACTCACAAATTTCGTAATGCTTCAGTGCTGCGTCGTGATATCCGACGGTATACTTAGTCTGGGGCATGATAATTTCAATCCCAATGTGTAAGTATTTATACTTTTTTCTCGTTTTTCTCTGCCTTTTTTATGCGTTTCCTGATCATCTTAGCATAATAAACATCCTGCTCTGAATACCATTCAGGATGTTTCTTTGCTTGTTTAATAATCCTTTTCGCTGCCTTCTTGTCTGATGTCAACCGTTGATATTCTGCGATGGTGCTCTGAAGTACTTGTTGATAACTTCTACTTGATCATGGTACCTTGCAATCTTGTCTAACTCAACTCCAATAGCTTCTGTTATATCAGAATGCTCCCCGATACCAACGGGGTTCTCTAGGTATACGTTTACGTTAACCTTATGCTTTTCAATTTCACCTTGAGCATGTGCTAGGACTGCTCTGATTAATTGTTCTCTCATGTGTATAGCCATAATGTTTACTCACTTAATTTAGGGTTCTTTGGGCAAAGAGCTTCATGTTTCTCAATATAGTCGAACGGACGCTTGTGTCCCTGTGGTGCTTTTAAACCACAGAAGATACATACTTTCCGTGTAAATCCTGGACTAGCCATAATGGTAACTTGGTTTGTTTGTCTTCTTAGCTAACTTCTGACTACGTACCTTAGTACCAGAAGTTTCACCTGATCCGTCTGGGTGTTTACCTGCTTTGGTCTTACCTACATTGATTGATTTACCTGGTTTCTTAGACTCAGTATCATGCAATCTTGCTGGCTTGCCCTTATCTTTAGTTATAACACTTTCTTGACCATGCTTTCTACCTAGACGACGCATTGTCTTACCAAAACGTCTCTTACTCATACCCTTTGCAGGGGTTGTTTGATAGGAAACTTCACGTCCCTTCTCACCTGAGTCATACTTATACTCACCGACTCCCTTTTTGTAGCCGATTCCTTTCTTCTTTAGGTCTTTTTCGAGCCCCTTACGGGACTCTTTATTCTTTTTTGCGTCTGTACCCCTGTCAGCACTAATGTTACCAGTCTGTTGTGTCTTAGACTTATTCATCATGCGAGTGGTAGGGTTACCTTCTGCAACGAATTCTTTAAATGACTTCAGACCTTCTTCCTTCATGTGGTCAGCAGCCTTGTATAGAGGTTTGCCTGTCTTGGCATTCTTCTTACCTGCTTTGTATGCCTGATATGCAGGTGTGTTACCTTTCTTATCAGCATTGGTGACTGTGTACTCTTCCTTTGCTTCTTCCTTACGTTTAGATGCAGCAGCCTTATAGAATTTAGATGCTTGCTTAACTCTCTTAGCAGCACCTGCCTTGTCTCCAGCAACCGCTTTCTTACCACGGTCTTTATCAGCAGCTCTAGATGCTGCACTAAGAGTATCAGCAGAGATCTCTGAGATTACTTCTTCATTTTTCATAATAGCTCCCTTACCATGTTTAGCGGTGATCTTTGCTTTTACAATATCAAGTGCAGATTTGCCCTTGCCATACTTTTTCTCTGTCTCTTTTTGTAAGACAGTCTTACCTTTAGGTTGTTTACCACTAGATCTACTAGGGGTTGACTTACGGTCAGAACCATCATGTCCTATACCATACTTTACGAGACGGTCATCTCGCATCCTATCGTAACCTTCTTCTCCAAGGTTTACTGATTCAGTCTCAACGTACTGAGACTTGTCACCTTTCTTCTTCTTATCGCCACGATCAGATCTATGGAGTGCTCTCCTTAGTTTACCATGACCAGCAACGTTGTGACTTACACCAAACTTACGGACGTTTCTTACCTTCTCCTTCTCTTCAGGAGACTTACCAGAGTCAACCTTAGCTTCCTCTATGTCCTTCTGTTTATGTTTTTTGCAGTCTTCTGCACCGCATTTAGGACAGCATGCCATGTTAACCTCCAACAACTTGGACTTGCTCTACAATCACATCAGCACTACCAGCAGTTAATTTAACTGCACGTTGCACTACAGGTCTTGTACCAGCTTCAACCTTAGCGGTTGCTAATGCATAATCAGCAGATGCACCAGATGCATTTACATCAGTGGTGATAGTAGAATCAGTTATAGATGCTACTTTCTTTCCATCACTTGCAGCAGATACAAACGCTGCAACGAATGCAGTGTCACCACCATTGGCAGTAGAAATGTAATCATTTGCTGCGAAGTTATGTCTCTGTCCAACACCACCTGTGATGGTAAGTACTGTAGGGTTAGCATCAGTTGCTGCTTCTATTGTTGCAGTCTTAGCTTTACCAATAGAGATTAACTCAGGGACTCCTGCTGCCAAAGTTATGGCAGGACCAGCATCAACCTGTATAGATGACGCTGAAGTTGCTAGGACACGCACTACTCCAGACTTAACTGTTAGGTATGCGGTTCCAGAACCACTTACTGTTTGCGTATCTAATACGTTTAATACCGACATTTTTAAAATCCTTTACTAGATTATTTATCTTGCTTTTGTTTTAGAAATTTAGCAAGTTCTGCTGTACTACCAACAAACATGGTGTTGTTAGTGACTGGTTGTTGTTGAGATTTATTAGGATTCTCAATATCGTTAACCTTCTTTTGAAGATCAACTAATTTATCAGCGACATCTCCTACATGTTTAATGAGTTGTCCTGCTACTTCATACGCCCTTGGTTGATCACCAGCCTGAGCCACTTCGAGGATACCGTCCACCGCTTCCTGGCCTTTTTCAATAAGGGAATAGAGATTCCCCCTTGTGTACTCATAATCTTTTTTAAGTTGTTGCGACGTTGACGCTGGTACAATTTCCATCTTAGACTCCTTCTTAGGGATGATAGATGTGTCCACGTCCAAAGCTTCTTCGATCCCATCAAAATTATTCATCTTGTCCTGTCACTGGGTTCCATGATTTGGAGTCCACAAACTCACTTGTCAATTCATTGAATCCGAAATTATCATCTGCGTCAGCAGTGATAGGATCAACTTCTACTGAGTACCTGACCTCTCTCGGTGCAGTTGGTGCATCTGCTGAGTTGGTACTGTAATCGACAATTGCCTTCTTAATAACCTCACCAGACTTGTCTTGGACAGGTCCGTATAGGTAAGTCTTGGCAACAAATTGTAACGTATAGACTAACGTCCTACGTGTATCATAATCACCCTCATACACATCTTCATAGTCAATGGAAGTTAATGTAACAGGGTAGTCTCTCTTTTCATCCATTGTGGGTACAAGGTTCAAAGTAATATTGAAACTTGGTTGGAAGAAAGGTAACACTTGCTCAAGAATCTGAAGACCATCGTCTTGATTCTTTGCCATGATTGCCAATTCAAAATTCAAATTATATGGTACTGGCATGAAAGATTTAAACTCCTTACCATCGGCTTGTGTATTCCGAATGTATTGAGTAGGAGATACTTTCCTAGTGGCATCATAATTAAATCCTTGTATCTCAAAGGACATCCTAGGAAGAGTGATCTGAGTCTGAGTCTTGTTTAGACCTACTGTATTCAGACGTTGTAAAAACTTCTGACGAGGACCATATGCCAGAGGCACCTTCATGACTTCAGTCTTTCCCGATGTCACACGACGCAATTCAATATTATTGAACAACGTACCAAATCCGACTACTGTCTTCTTGATAATTTCGTGATATGAATAGGTTCCTAACATTAGATACTACTTCCTTTATTTCCAAACTCACCAAAGGGGTTACCTTCAGTAAAGTCAATGATATTATCAGCCTGAGTTTCAATCTGCCAGTTAGCCTCAGAGTCTGAGTTTTGATTATTTAGTGTGTTATATGTAGCACTTGTCCAGGCAGCACTAGATGTGTCTCCTGTAATAGTTTCAGGTATACTAAAGATACCAGATCTATTATATACCACCAACTGACGTGTGGCACTATTCCAAGACTTAACTGTAGCAGTTACATTAGAGTTACCACCTGTAACAATCTCCTCAGCAACAAAGTCTCCACTACCACCTTCAGCAACGTT